TGCGACTGGCATAAAGAACACTGTCCTTTGCTCAACCGACACGAGTGCCATTATGTCAAAATCTGACCGTCTTGGTAAGCGTTTATCTCCACCAATAGACACGTTAAATTCTAGTCTATATTTGTTGCCACGACTTAACTGACAAGACTTCACTTGTATCAGAAACCTTTGTCCTGTGTCCTTGTTCCAAGCTACTAAGTCAACTGAATCTTGGCTGGCTAAGGCGACACCCCAGCCACGCTGTAATATAGAGGCCGCAGCTAAGTATTCTGCGACCAGACCGGCAGTGCTGTTGCTAAGTCTGCAATCCGCTATATGTTTATATTTCATCAGTCTCCACAACGTCAATAAGACGCTCCAAGTACCAACTAGCCTTACGCAAATCTTGCGGCGGGTTTTCTTTATGTTCATAACGCCAGATGTATTTGATTATTGAGCCTTGTAGGTAATACTTGTAGCCATCACCTAGCGCAGCTTTGATTGCGTCAATACACTCCACCTCACCATTCTTATAGTGAGGCGGGTGGTTTACTAGGTCGCTCATCAGGCTACAAGCTGCTTAATTTTAGCTATGTTTCTGTTTAGCTTTGTTGCGCCTCTACCGCGCTTTGCCAGCTTCTCAGCGGCGTACCAAACAGTCGTATGGTCACGCTGCATTTCTCTTCCTATCTCCGGCAAACTCATCGTGGTCATCTCACGAGCCATATACATAGCTAGATGCCTAGCTTGAACGTATTCCTTTACTCTGCGCTTAGACAGCATCTGCAAGCGTGTGACGCCTGTTACCTCTGTCGTTGCATTAATAATTTTATCTATCTCAGAGACTGTCGAAGTCGTTTCCGTAGTCGTGCCGAACAGCGTTTTCAAAATTCTTACTAAAGCATTCATATCCACAAAACTCCTTTTTTGCTCCATTAACTATGGCGGGTGTGGTCATCCAATCGAACTCTTTGTCACATAAACTGCATTTGCTCATTCTTGAACTGACAATGTTCTTAGGTTTTTTTCTCTTCCACATATCTTCCCTTTGTTGAGGCGATAGGCTGACGGACGAGGTGTGAACCGCCAGCCTATCTAGGTTAGACACTAAAACGGAATAGCGTCATCCATCTGGTTGCTTGCACCGTTGTTTGCTGGTGCTGCCTTGCGGCTGCCGTCATCCTCTTCAACTACAAAGGACAAGAAGTCGTTGCCCTTCTGACTGGTTTTGTTCCAAGCAGAGATGCGGTACTTTGTGCCGTCAATCTCCATACTGCCTGTCATATCAGGACGCTTAGGGTTATCACCCTTGTCATTCGGGAACAGTACGCCCCTCAAATTGTTGTCGTAATCAGCCATTAGCTGCTAACTCCTTCTTACGTTTCGTAAACAAACTATTGTACTGCCCCGCAGCAGCCCCCAAGCGGCGGTACAGTTTTATGAGTGATTCTTCATTGGGAGCCAATGCTATCTCCTGCTCTACAGTGAGAGGTGAAGCAATCTTCTTTGGTGCTGGTGTATCTGACTTAATATTCGGAGACTCAGCCATAGCCGTTGGCGATTCCATCGGCATATCCTCACCAGCATAGATGTAGCAACCAAGGCCGAGAGCCGCGATTGCCTTTACCATACAGCGTTGCAGTGAAGCGTTCACCTCAAAGCTGTTAGGGTTCTTGATAGGCCGGTTGGCGTGGTTCAGCACAGGCATAATCTCTGTAGCTGATTCCAAAGCCGTGATGCTATCAGCATTATTCTCCGGCATAATCTTGACAGTAACGGTCACATACGCATTACCGTCTGCATCAAGCATGTATGGCAGGTTATTGCCGTTCACTTGAAACAGATGCTTGGTGTACTGCGCTGACGGATAGTGCTGCTTTAGAATGCTCCAAGCCCACGCCCACGACAGGTAGGTGAATCCGTTTTTCTTCTCAACGTGCTTTGAACAATCAATAGCACTCAGTGTGTTCCATACGTTAGACATTGCTCCATAACTCCTTTGCTTCACTTACGAACTGGTGGCTCCAATAGAACGGATGATTAAAGTCCGGCTCCATCAAACCTGCTAATGTTTTCGGGTCAGTGCTGACCGATAATAGGTTTTGCCGTGTGATTGCCTTGCGTCTGATTTCCTCAATAGCAAAGTTCAACACATCCTCAGACATCTTCTCGCAGTTATCTGGGTTGTATATGACACCCTCAACCGATGACACATATGCAATGCTTGGCGTGGCACCAGTGGCCTTCCAATAGACTGCCGCTTGCAGGATATGCTCCCACGCTGGCTCTTTAGGCAATGATGCCTTAGTCCAGCTTCTTGTGCCGTCCTTCTTGACCTGACCCTGACGCGGTGCTTTGGTCTTTATCTCAGCCAGCGACCCATCTTTGAACAGGTCAACAAAACCCATAACAGGCACCAGTACGCCATCTAGCATCAACTCGATTTTGCGCTCTTCTTGTGCGCCACTAAATAAGGGAGATAGTAAGTCGATGCCAACGCTAGAGGCGTCTGGTATTAGTTCGCGGAACTTGTCGCGCTTGTCTTGTGATGAATTAGCCGGATGAAAATCATAGCCGGTCAATGCCTCTTCTACAGCCTCGTCAATATCCTGACCGTGACACACGGCTGCTTGAATAACCTGATGCACTGCTGTACCAAATGCGGCGTTCTCGCCAACGATAATCTCGCGGCGTTTATCTTTTGATAAGTAAACGTAATCGAACATCCAGTTCGCCAATGGACGATTTAACTGGCTTGGACTGAAATGGTAAACACCTACCGATTTCATCTTATCTAATAAGTCTGTCATTCCCTAACTCCTTGGGTGCCGTGATTGGCTTGATAACTTTAATTACGAAATAGTGATTGACCTGTCAACAATTATTTTATACAGATTGACATATTGTTAATTTCTATTTGTAGGAGAGTCACTTGAAACTGGCAGAACATATGATGAAACGAGGGATGACACAGAGCGAACTAGCGCGTCATCTGAATGTAACCAGGGCAACTGTAAACAACTGGATATACCGGCGCACACCGCCGTCTGGTCAAAAGATGATGGAAGTCTACAAGTGGTCAGGTGGCAAGGTTGGTTTGAAAGATTGGTGTGAGGAATTTGATGCCTAAGAAAAAAGAATCACTGCCAAGAGGCACAAGGTCACGGCGCAAGCCGGTATTGGATTATGCCATCACACAGACACCTGCATATCGAAAAGAATGGGAACGTCATGCTGAGATGTTCAAGGATGCTGGTGGCTTTGAGGATGACCCAGCGGCAGAGAATGACAGCGACAAGCACGGCGCATACAACCGCCGGTCACTATCTGAGGGACAACTGATGGAAGGTGACGACATGGGCAACTATCGTGGCAATGGGGAGAAACCACAGTGACAAACGGACGTAGAAAAGGAGCCAATTTTGAACGTGAACTGGCTCGTATGGCTATGGATGAACTTGGCATTGATGATGTCAAGCGAGACCTAGAGCAATATAGGGCGGGCGACCATGGCGACCTGATTGGCATTGACGGCTGGACTGTCGAGGCAAAGAGGTATGCTCACGGCGTGACGCACAAAGATGAATGGTGGTCACAGGTGGAACGTGCCAGTGATGCGTCTGGTACTGAGCCGGTGCTTATCTACAAATATGACCGGCATCCAATTCGGTGCGTTGTTCGGCTGTCGAGCATTAACGCTGACTATGCTGGTAAGGATGACTTGGCAACTATCAGCTTTGAGACTTGGTGCATGCTGGTCAGAGAAAGCTGGGCGTAATGGAATACAACAACGATTTCAAGTATGACTTGCAACTCGGTCAGATACACGAGCAGTGGCTTGGCAACATCCTGACCGATGCAACCATTGAGGTCAAACGCGACTATATGGCGGCAAGAACAGGCAACATATTCATCGAGTTCGAGAGTAGGGGAAAGGCATCTGGAATAGCTGCCAGCCATGCCGAATACTGGGCTTTCGTATTATCTGGTCATCGGGTGGTTATCGTTCCGCTTGACACTGTGAAAGAGGTGGCTAGGGAACAGTACCGCAAGACTGGAGTGGTCAAGGGCGGTGACAACAACACCAGCTTAGGTGTTTTAATAAAAGTAGGGGATTTAATGAA